GCGACGGTGGCGCCCTCCAGGGCGTCGCGGAGGATCGCGACGCGGAAGCTCTGCGTCGAGGCGATGACCGTCGTGCCGCGCGTCAGCTCGAAGTAGGCGTTCTCGACCGTGCCCACGACCGAGGCGGCCTGCGCCTCGTCGATGGTGACCGTCACGGTGCCGTCGGCGTAGGTCGCCTGCTTGCGGTAGTAGTGCTCGCGGTCGGGCAGGGGCATCACGAAGTACGCCCCGAGCCCCGTCTCCGAGAGGCGGACCCCGTGGTCGTAGAGATCCGCCGCGATGATGGTGCCGTTGTGGTCGCCCTGGCGGATGGTGACCCCGCCGAAGGTGCCGCCCGTCGCCACCGACTGCAGCGGCCCCTTGTTGAGGTCGAGCCTGAGCTGGTAGGTGTTCATGCGTGCGCCCCCTTACTCCGCCAGCTTGTGCTCGCGGATGTAGTCGCGGATGGCCTCGACGTGGCCGCGGAGGCCCGCGTCCACGGCGTAGAAGCTGGCCTTGTTGTTGGTGCTCACCTGCTCGCCCGTCTCCTCGTCGACGACGTCGTAGGTGTAGCTGATGCGGTCCCCGCCGTTGACGTTCAGGGCGAGGAAGCTGGACAGCTGCTTCATGATGTGTGGTTCCTCCTTCTATGCCGCGGCGCCCGCGAGCGCCTCCAACGTCTCCACGAACCTGTACTCCTCCCAGTAGGCGTCCTCGGGGGACTCCTCCTCGGAGCCTGCCGTCTGCGCCTCGGGGTCCTCGAGGCGCTCGTACTCGAAGCCCGCCTGATGGGCCTTCAGCTCCCAGTCGAACGCCAGCCCTGGCGTGCCCTGCACCACGAAGTGCGTGGGATGCTTCTCGGCGACCCACAGCTCGCCCCTCCCGCACGCCTGCAGGAAGACCTGGTAGCCCATGTCGGTGCGGACCGCCTCCGCGAGGATCGCGTCGACCTCGACGTAGCACAGCCCGTCCTCGCCGACGGTCCCGCTGCCCACGTCGCCGAACATCGGGGCGGGCGTCTCGTAGGAGTAGAGCAGGCGGTCGCCGAAGTCGTCGGTCGTCGCCCTGCGGGACTTCGTGCCGCTCACGGAGAGGCCGCCCGAGATGGTCACGGACAGGTTCGTGAACGCTGCGGTCCCCGACCCGACCTCGAACTGCCTCACGGCGTTCTGGCCGCTCGCCTTGAAGCTGATGGAGACGCCGCCCGAGTCCGCCCTCACCTCGGATGCGACGTATGCGTTCGCGGGGTCGTCGCCGTCCATGTTGGTGTAGGCGAGCGCCGCGTGGTCGTCGTGGAGCTTCAGCTGGCCCGTCAGCACGTAGTCGCTCGTGGCGGCCACCAGGTCCTCGTAATGGCTTATGAGGTGCAGGTTGTCGGTCGCCGCGATGGAGCTGTGCCACTGCGAGCCCGTCTGGTTGGACGGCACGACGATGATGTCGTTCATCTGCTCGATGCCGCCGCTCGTGGTCTGCTTTCCCCAGCGCTCGAACTTGGTGCCGAATATGTTGTACTGGATGGACGAGACGTATCCCGTCAGGACCGCGTAGTAGGCGCCGCCCTGCGCGAGGATGGTGTGGCGCAGGTAGATGCGCTGCTCCCAGTCGCTGCCAGGCACCCGCCCGCCCGACTTCAGCAGCGTTATGTCGCCCGTGAGGGTCGCTCCCGTGCTGTCGAGCTGGCCTATGACGTTGCCGTCGCCGTCGCGCACCTGGATGACGCCGTCCTCGTCGTCGGTGCCGCCCGCCATGATCACGCCGCCGCGCACGAGGTCGCCGCTCAGGGTGCCGCTCTGGATGTAGCTGGCGTTGACGTAGAGCTGCGCCCCGTCCATGTAGATGCCCTGGACGGCGCCGTCGTTGGTGAGGCGGTCGAATATCTCCTCTTGTGTCAGCGAGTTGTCGAGGGCCACGACCGCCCGCTGCGCGGCGTCGGCGCCCTCGTTGGCCCCGTTGAGGGCCTGCGCGAGGACGGGCGTCGTGATGGTGACGGTCCCGTCGTCCCACGTTATGAGCGAGCGCGTCCAGATGTAGCGGCCCCGCTGCCATGCGGGCTGCGAGGTCCCCCAGCTGCCGCCCGTGGTGGTGGTGTTGGAGGTCGAGAGGTAGTACTGCTCCACGATGGACGTGATCCCGACGCCCTGCTCCCCCTGCTCGCCCTGCGGCCCCTGGGGTCCCGTCGCGCCCGTCGGCCCCTGCGGGCCTGCGCTGCCCTGCGGCCCCTGCGGACCCATGGCGCCCGTCGCGCCCGTGGCCCCCGTCGGCCCCTGGACGCCCTGCTGGCCCTGCGGCCCCTGCGGCCCCGCGGGTCCCTGCGGCCCCTGGATGGTGCCCACGTCCTCCCATTGGGTCCCGTTCCAGATGTACAGGTCGCCGCCCACCATGTAGCCGTCCCCCACGTTGCCCGTGGGGTGCGCCGCTATGAGCTGGGCGTAGGTGTCGTAGCTGCCGAGGATGGTGACGCTCGTGCCGTCCACGCCGTCCTTGCCCGAGATCATGACGGGCTCGCTGTAGTCGGTGCCCGCAGCCGTCGTGGTCGCGGTCCTCTGCCAGATGTACTTGCCCGCCTCCCATGCGGGGGCCGTCGTGGACCATCCCGTCGTGGGCGCCACGGTGGGGCTCGTGTTCTGCGCGAACTCCACGTCCACGGCGGTCACGGTGTCGTCCACGTCGGCGAGGAGCTGCGCCACGGTGCGGTCGCCGATGGTGGCGGTCGGGACCATGCGCAGCTCGCCCGTGTCCAAATTCCAGTAGTTGCCGCCGCTGGCGCTGCCGATGTGGCCCGCCACCAGCTCCGCCGCCGTCACCAGCTCCGAGAGGATGTGCCCCGACTGGAGGACCGTTTTCCAGTCCCAGTCGCCCGCCTGGGTGCGCGAGTTGGCGATGCGGAGGTTGCCGCCCTTTATCTCCACGACCTGCGTCGCCTCGGACCCCACCAGCGGGTCGGTGACGGGGCGGTCGTAGGTGCGGATGCCCTCGCCCTCGGTGATGTAGGTGTAGCCGCCCGTCGCGTTGACCTCCTGGTTGATGCGCCCGAGGAGGTTCGACAGGTAGGATGCCGTCGCCGTGTAGGCCTGCGAGTTGCTCACCACGTCGGAGAGTTGCCCGAGCTGGCCCGCTATCGCCGAGAGCTGGTCGGCGAGGGTCTGGCGCGGGTTGCCGATGGTGAGCTTCACGTCGGCGGGGTCGAGCAGGCTCTGGACGATCTTCACGACGCGCGCCGTTATCCGCAGGCCCCCCTCGATGAAGGTGCGGTCGACCACGACCACCTCGTCGCCGAGGGCCACGCCGTGGGGGCTGAGGCCCGCCTGCACGAACTGCGCGACCTCGGCCTCGTAGGAGACGACGGGGCGCGTGTACTCGCCGATGTGCTCGACCGCCCACGCCTTGAGGTCGGAGGGCTGTTCGTAGGTGTCGTTCTTGATGATGGCGGTCGGGTACTCCCAGCCTCCTGCGCCGTCGGGGACCCTCACGAGCGGGGCCACGTCGTCGTCCTGCAGCCAGGGCACGCCGCCGTTGACGCTCTCGATGGAGGGCCGCCTCGTGTAGCCGCCCGCCTCCGTCTCCATGGACTTCCCGAGCGGCACGATGCGGCAGGGCCAGATCTCGTCGGAGACGGTGCGCTTTATCTTCGTCACGTCCGCGCCGTAGTCGAAGCGGCGCGTCGGGGACTCGGCGCCCTCGTGGGCGAGCAGGTCGACGGAGCGCCGCGTGACTCCCCCCTGCCCGACCTCTATCGTGGCCGCGAGGCTGCCGCCCCACTTCTCCACGACCGTCTGCAGGCCCTCCCAGCCGCTCCTGCGGTAGAAGCTGGCCGCCGCCTGGGTCGTGACGGTGACGGTGCCTATCCCCCAGCGGGTGGTCCCCTCGAGCGCGCACTCGAGGCCGCGCCGCGCGGGGTGCGGGACCGACGCGTGGCCCGGCACGACGCCGCAGCCGTACATGTCATTGACGAAGGTTGCGCTCAGGTCGTACTGCAGCGACCAGATACAGTAGTAGGTGTGGGCGACGGCGCCGCCCTCGGCGTGCTCCGCCTCGAGCCCGAGCACGACCCACTCGTGCCACAGGCCCATGCCGTCGCGCGCCACGACGCGGTCCGTCTTTTCCAGCTCCTGCAGCGTCGTGATGGTCAGGCTGTGCTCGCCGTTGACCTCCTCGGTGGAGGTCGCCCCGATGATGCGGGTCGGGTCGAGGTCGAACCGATGGCGGTCCAGCCTGTCGAAGACCATGATTCTCTGCATTTCAGAGCCACCTCTCGTGGAAGGTCACCGTCGCGGCGCCCGTGCCCGTCATGGTCAGGGTGTGGTCGCCTGGCTCCAGCACGAGCCAGTCGGCGGCGGGCACCAGCAGGGCCGCCGTGTCGTTGACGTAGAGCGTGCGGTGCAGGCAGTCGGCCCTCAGCGGCGCCGTGCCCGCCTGCTCTGGGATGATCGCCATGAGGTCGGTGCCGTCCTCCTTGCGCAGGCGCCAGAACCCGCCCGACCCGTTGGCCGCCGCGGGGGCCTCCACGACGGGCGCCGTCGGGGCGGTGCCGCCCACGTGGAACCCGACGGATCCGCCCGACGGCACGGTGACCGTCCGCTCCTCGCCCCAGAAGACGGGGTCGAACGCGCGGAAGGTGACCTCGAAGCTGTTGGCCGTGGTGTAGCGCCGCGAGTCCCCGCCGGACTCGGCCAGGGCCATGAGCCACAGGCCGCCGTCGATGCTTATCTGCAGCGGCCTCGGGGAGTCGGCGTCGAGCGCCGCCGCGAGCGCGCGGCCCGCGGCCTCGCGCTCCTGCGCGTCCTTGGAGCGCGCGGTCATGGTGAGGGCGACCTCTCGGACGCCCATCCTGGCGCCCGTGAACAGCGCGCCGTCCATGCCGGGCACGTCCACGCTCGAGGCGACCCTGGGGAGCAGCGACCTCCTCAGGTCGCTCACGACGTAGCCAGCGGTGAGGTCTACGCCGTCATATAGGACTGTTGTGCGGCCCATCCCCTCGCCTTCCTCTCGCGGTCGGTCCTGCGGGCCAGGGCGTCGGCGATGCGGTCGATGTCGCCCTCCTCGCGGACGTAGAAGTTGTTCCCCGTCACGAGGACGGACGGGCCGCCCCCGCGCTCGGCCTCGATGCCCTGCGCGATCTCGCGGTATGTCTGCCTGTTGAGCGGCAGCGCGGCCTCGCGGCCCTTCTCGCCGATGCCGATGACGCTCGCGGTGTCGAAGACGCCGCCCTTCGCGTACCAGTCCACGGAGAAGCTGGGGATGCTCACGATGCCCGCCACGTCGGTCCAGCTCCACGAGATGTGCGGCAGCTTCGGCGCGGGCAGCGACCAGCTGAAGTTGAACAGGCCCTTTATGCGGTCCACGACCTCGGAGACCTTCTTGCGGGCCGCCTCTATCTTGTCGGAGACGCCCTTCTTGAGGCTGTCGAACACCTCAAGCGCCTTGTCCTTCGCCCTCGTGAAGGCGTTGGTCACGGCGTCCCTGATGCGGCCCGTCGTCTCGCTGACGTTGGTCTTGAGGTTCTCTATGGTGTTGGAGACGCGGGTCCTGATTCCGTCGGCGATGATGCCGACGGCGCCGCTGATGGCCTCCCACTCGTGCTTCGCCACGGCGACGATCTCGCCCCAGATGTTGGCCAGCGTGTTCCTGAGGCTCTCGATGGCCTTCGAGACGTTCTCCTTGAACTGCCGCCACTGGACCGCGTTGTCCTCGAGGTTCTGCCTGATGCGGGCCGCCATGTCCTCGAAGTCGCCCCACAGGTCGGAGAAGAAGCCCGTCACGGCGTCTATTACGCCCTTGACGTTGCCCTTGAACACCTCCCATTGGACGGCGTTCTCCTCGAGGCGCTGGCGGACCGTCTCCACGAGGTTGTTGAAGTCGCGCTGCAGGCCCTCCCACAGGTCGGAGAGCACCTGGCAGAACCCCTGCCATATGGCCTGCCCCGTCTCGGTCTGGGTGAAGAAGTACACGAGCGCGCCGACCGCCGCGGCCACGACGCCCGCGAGCGCCACGAAGGGGTTGGCCGATATGGCCGCCCACACCGCCTGAATGACGCCTGGCGTGCCCTGCAGCAGCCCGAGCCACGTGGCGAGGTGCAGCGTCTCCATGAAGCCGCCCACGAGCAGGATGCCCGTGCCGATGCCCGCCAGCAGCGAGCTGACGAGGTCGCCGTGGTCGACTATCCACTGGAGCGCGCCGTCCACGAACCCGATTACCGCGTCGGCCACGGCCTTTATCTCGTTGGGGTCAATCCTCCCGAGGGCGTCGCCGATGGCGGAGAAGATCCTCCCGAGGTTCTCCCCTATCTTCGTCTTGCCTATCTGCTCCTTGAGGTACTTGAAGCCCTCGCCGACCCTCGTCATCCTGTCGGAGATGAAGTCGGAGATGCGGTTGATGGGGCCGCTGATGTTCTCTACGCCGATGGCGTTGATGATGTTCGCCCAGCCCGTGCCGATGCGCCACGACAGGTTCTGGATGGCCGTGCCGATGCCGTCCGAGTTGGCCTTCGCCTGCTCGTAGAAGCTGGCCATCTTGCCGCTGCCCTCGTTGTCGAGGCGGACCATGGCCTCAAGCCAGTCGTTCCAGCTGATGGTGCCGTCGTTGAGCTTGTCGCGCAGCTCCTCGACCGAGCCGCTCTCCCCGAGCAGCTCCTTGGCCACGGCGGCCATCTGCGGCGTCATGACCGACTGCAGGCTCTGCCACTGGGCGACGGTCGCGTTGCCCTTGCCGAGGATGCGGTTCAGGACGCCCTGCGCCTGCGTGACCTCGCCCGCGCTGGCGCCCTGCGCGATCATGGCGTCAGTGAAGGCGAGCGCGCCCTCGGCTGCGAGGTCGAGGTCGCCCGTCGAGTCGGCGATGGCCTGCGTGAGGCGCACCACGTCCTGGGTGGACGCGGGCAGGCCCCTCAGGCGCTCCATGATGTAGTTGATCTTGATGCCCGCCTCGTCGGCGTTGTAGCCCATGGCCTCCATGACGCGGGGGAAGTTGCGCAGCGTGTCGGCGCGGTCGATGCCCGTCTGCAGGCCGCCCACGATGCGGTTTCCCGCCGCCGTGGCGAGGTTGCCGAGGGCCACGCCTATCGCGGAGCCGCGCACGACGTCGAGGAAGCCGCGGTTGTAGCTGTTGCCGCTTTTCGTGCCCGCGCCGCTCAGGGCGCTCGTGATGCTGCCCGTGAACTGGCTCATGTCGGGCATGATGGTGACGTAGTAGGTTCCGACCTCGGCCATCTCACCCTCCCATCTTCAATCCGAACGCGGCGGCCACGTCGGCAGCCGTCCGCCTCTGCTCCTCGACCGCCGCGTCGTGCAGCTCCTGCTCCCCCTCGAGCAGGATGGGCTCGGGCTCCGCCTCGCCGCGCTCCGCCGCCTTCGTGTGCGACCAGTGCCAGAGCCGCTGGTTGTGCTCTATGCGCCGCAGCATCAGCAGCTCGGGGCCGTGGGAGTCCGCGGGCGCGAGCGCGCGCCACACCCGCCCCCCGTGCGGGAGCTGGCGGGCCAGCGCCGCCGCGCGCGCCACGCCGACGGTCGTCTCGTCGCCGCCGAGCCCGAGGCGGGCGTCCCACAGGTCGAGGCGGTAGTACTGCTGGAAGTCGGCCAGCAGCTCGTCGGGGCACCTGCGCGTCGCGGCGGCGAGGAACGCTAGTTTTTTGCCGCGCCGCCCATGTCCTCCATGACGGCGGTCAGCAGCCCGAGCATGGCGTCGCCGTCGTCCCCGAGGGCCTCCGCGTACTCCTCGTCACGCCCCGCGAGGAGCTGCTCGATGGCCCTGATGCTGCGGGCGGGGTCGCCCGACGCGACCGCCTTCTGCCACTTCCAGCTCTTGGTGCAGCGCTCGTCGTAGGTGACCTCGACGCCCTTGTACTCGATGGTGCGCATGGCGCCCCCTCCCTATGGAATGGCGGCCCAAGCGAGCTAGTCGCCTGGGCCGCCGTCCGTCTCTGACTTCGGCGAGGCGCCCTCTAGGCGGACGTCTCGTTGGACTCGATCCAGTCGAAGCAGCCGTTGCCGTCCTCGTCGGTGAGGTAGGTGATGGTCGCCTGGCGCTGCGCCACGGTGGTGGCGTTGAGCGTCAGGTCGGCCAGCTCCGTGACCTTGCCTGCGGGGATGAACTTGACCCACTTGCGACCGTTCTTGAGCAGCAGCAGGAACGCGTACATGCGCTCCTCGCTGGCCTTGCCCCAGTTGTGCTTGACCTCGATGGTGCCGCCCGCGTCGCTGACGTTCTCGTGGCCGTACTGGGTGGCGAGGGCGTTCTTCGCCATCTCCATGAAGCCGACCTGAATCGTCTCGGTGTGGGTGCCGTCCACGGAGTCCACGGTGTCGAGGTTGATGTCGCGCAGCTCGTCGGCGCCGTCGGTGGAGACGGACTCGGTGAGGCCGTCCTCGACCACGTAGCCCTGGTTCTCCCACGCGTCGGTGGGGCTCCAGGTCTTGAAGGTCGCCTTCGTCGGGACGTCGGTGGTGCCGATGGGGGCGGAGAGGAAGTAACCGCCCTTCACGCCCCTCGTCGTCGAGACGTTGGCCTTGTTGTTAGCAGCCATGCTGCCTCCTTATTCGTCTGTGTTGATGTGCAGGGTCATGGCCGCGAAGTAACGGGCCTGGCCCGTCGCGGTCCACTCGTCGCGCGCGAGGGAGTCGAGCCCCGCGGAGCTGAGGAACGGGTGGTCGAGGGCCGCGTCGCGCAGGGCGTCGGCGGCGAGCGTGGCCATGCCGAAGGCGTCGCGGTCGCTCCGCCCCCAGCAGATCACGTCGACGCGCGCCCTGGCCAGCAGCCCGTCCGACTCCATGCCCTCGAGGGTGACCGCCACGAGCCTGTCGGGGCGCTCCCGCCCCATGGGCACCTCGGTCGTGACCCTCACGTCGGGGAAGGCCTCGCGCAGCACCTCGAGCGCGATGGTTATGGGGTCCATCCGTCACCCTCCTTACCACCTGGGCCTGTTGCTGGGCTTCCAGCCGCGCCACTTCTTGGTGTGGAAGCTGTCGAGCCTCCGCCTGGTCCTGCCGCGGATGGCCGTGCCGCCCTCCGCCTCGCAGGCGATGGCGAGCGCGTGGTAGTGCTGCTCCCGCATGTAGTCCTTGATGCCCTGCGTCGAGACGCGGGTGTGGATGCGGTTCAGGCCGACCTGGGAGTCGATGTAGTAGTCGGTGCCGCTCTGCGAGGAAGCGCTGGCGGCGACGTGCCCCGCCGCCGTCTCGCAGGCCTCCAGCGCTGGCGGGCCGTTCATGATGGCGCGGTAGCCCATGGCGTTCGGCTTGAAGTAGTTTTTCCTAGCCAAGCCGCGCCACCCCCTCCACGGACCAGCTGTAGTCCCCTGGGGTGCTGGCCCTCGGGTAGCTGGTGGGGACGCCCTCGACGGCGAACTGCCGCCCGTCGAGCCATGGGTCGTCGGTCGGGTGGCACGCTATGAGCGCGCCGCGGAGGTCCGCCGAGAGCGCCTTCGGGAGGAAGAACGTCAGGCGGACCTCGTCGCCGTTGGGGCGGTCCTCCTCGATGTCGTCGGAGGTGTCGGGCCTGCGGTCGCCTGGGGCGTAGCAGCAGGTCGTGGCTATGTCGGCGCGCTCGCCGTAGGAGAGCACGTCGTTCCCCCACTCGTCCTGCGTGACCGTCGGGAGCCAGATGGAGCAAGGCACGGCGGCGAAGGGCATGCGCATGCTAAACAACGCCCGCACCCCCCACCTGCGCCCGCATGGAGCGGATGTACCCCCGCCCGGCCCCGAGCAGCCCCTTCTCCCGCGCCGTGAAGTACAGGTCCCCCGAGGGGTTGGCGAAGTGCGCCGTCTGGGAGAAGGGGCCCATGGCGTAGCTGGCCTCGCTGAGGCCGTATGCGTCGGAGCCCGCGGCTGCGAGGGCGCGGTTGACCATGGCGCACGACACCATGCGGGCGCGCGAGAGCATCTGCTCGTCGGTCGGGTCGACCTCGCCACCGATGAGGGCGTCGATCATGGTCGAGGCGTCCTCGAGGAGGGTCTGCGCCTGCTCCGCCAGGTTGTCGGGGACGGGGTCGTCCTCGGGCCGCCTGGCGTCGAGGTCGCTCAGTGTCGCGTAGGCCATGGTGCCGCCTCCACTATTCGGTTGTCCTTGGCTTCTTGGGCGCGGGCTTCCTGGCGGGCGCCTTGCGGGGCTTCGCCTCGGGGACGTAGCCGTGATCCTTCAGGCGCTCGGCCAGCTCGCCCTCCGCCTCGACTGGGAGCCCCGTCACGGGGTTAGTGAGCCTCATGGGTCTAGCTCGTCGCGTCGGTGAGCTTCACGAAGGCGCTGGCGTCCTTGACGATGAAGCCGACCTCCGCCTCGGCGCGGATGGCGAACATGTTGCGCTGCCAGAGGTTGACCAGCTCGGTGCCCGTGTTGATGGTGGCCTCGTCGGAGATGGCCACGTTGATGCCGTCCACGACGCCGTAGCGGGCCTGGGTCCAGTCGCCCGCGAAGCCGACCACGTTCGGGGTGCCGGCCTTGTAGACGCGGTCCGTCTCGACGACGCGGGCGCCGAGGAGGCGACCGATGGAGCTGTCGTTGTTGATGCTGTTCATGAGCAGCGGGTAGCCCGAGCCGTCGGTGGCGAGCATGAGGATGCCCTCGCCCTGCGGGGACATGGCCCAGCCGTTCAGCTTGCCGGCGGCGCCGACGGTGGTGAAGGCGTTCACCAGCTTGGCGTAGGTGCCCGTGCCGCCGATGCCGACGGCGGTGGAGCCGGTCAGGACGTCGAAGCCCGTGCCGGGCGCGGTGCCGTTGAAGACGGTGGTGTCGAACTTCTTGCCGATGGCCGCGGGGAGGCGGCGGGCCAGCTCACGGTAGAGGGCGGCGAAGTCGCGGCGGAACTCGTTGGAGAACAGCTCGATGACCGCGATCTTGTACGGGGTCATGGTCTTGACGCCGAAGCTGGACTTGCTGACGGGCTTCTCCGCCGTCTCGGCCACGAAGTCGGCGGTGGGGTCGCCCGTGATGATGGGGATGGAGATGCCGCTGCCGGGCAGGCTGACGCGCTGCGCGAGCTGCATGACGGCGCTCTGCTCGATGGCGGCGGCCCAGATCTCATTGGACTGCTCGGGGGTGAGCTGGAGTCCAGTCGTGCCGCGGTTGGTGTCGATGGGGTTGGTAGCGAGAGCCATGTCGGCTCCTTTCTCTTAGCGTTGGAAGAAGCGCTCGGCCATCTCCGCGAACTGGTCGGCGGTGCTCGGCTTCGCGCCTTCGCCGCGCACGATGCGGCTGCCTGGGGCGGGCGGGGCGGCGGGGACCTTCGTGGCCTCCGCGTACTCCCCCGCGAACGCCTCCATCGCGTCGCGGTCTGCGCAGTGAAGCAGCAGGCGCTCGGGGACCCCCGTCGCGCGGGAGACCTCCTCCGCGTCGGTGCGCCGCTTGGCCTCGGCCCTGAGCTGCGCCAGCTCGGCCTCGGCCTCCTCGGCGCGGCGGGCCAGCTTCTCGGCCTCGCTCATGCCCTGCTGCTCGTACTCGTCCCACTTGTCGGCCTTGCCCTTGTTGGCCTTCGCCCGCTCCTCCCACTTGCGGGACTGTGCGAGGGCCTCCTTGTAGCGGGCCTCCCAGTCGACCTCCTCGGTGCCCTGCGGCTCCGTCGCGGTCGGCTCTGTCGTGGGCTCGTTCTTCTCGGCCATGTGGCCTCCTCTCGCCCGTGCGGGCGTCGGGTTGCCCCGTGCGGGGCTTCGGATGGGTATGAAAAAGGCCCCCGTGCGGAGGCCGTTTTTCCTTGGGTGCTCGTTTGTGCGTTCGCACAATCACTTGAGGCCGTGCTGCCAGCGCATGACCGCCAGCGCGCCGTTGGTGTCGGTGCGGTAGCCCTCGCGGGTCTGGGACAGGCGCTCCACGCGCTCCGCGAGCGAGGTCGGGACGTCGCCCGCGGCGAGGGCCGCGTTGGCGTTGCGCCACATGTCGCGGTAGACCGTCGAGTCGTAGCCCTGGATGTGCACGTCGCCGCGCCCTATCGAGGGCACAATCACGCAGTCGCAGCCCCTGTGGGTGTGGCTCGCGGCCTCCTCGGTCATGAACCAGTACCCCAGGCCCGCCGTCATGAGGCACCAGGCGCACGTCTCGGCCCCCGCGGGGACCCGCGCGTAGCGCACGTCGCGCCCGTCGCGCTGGCCCTGGCGCCAGACCCCGACCTTGCTGGCTCGGTTCGCCTCGAACTGGACGCGCTGCCCGAGCCTGTCGGCGAGGATGTCCTCGTCGAGGTTGCCGTCCTCGTCGGTCGCCTGCTTGTAGATGCCGCGTATGGCGATGAGGGTCGCCTGCTGGTCGTAGGGCGAGGCGGTCCTGAAGTCCACGTCCTCGCCCGTCTGCAGGATGCTCAGGCCGCGGTAGAAGGCCGCGGCGTAGTCGGAGCCAGCCTGCGCGGCGGCCCTGCAGGCCCCCGTCACGAGGTCCTCCACCAGCTCCCTGTCGGCTAGGTCGATGGCCGCGAGCGTCTCGGCGAGCGCGGCGCTGGACTGGCCGCTCACGTCGCGGACGCCCTGGGCGTAGTGCTCGAGGACCGCCATCGAGATGGTCACGTCAGCCATTGTCGGCGCCCGTCTGCGCGCCTCCGAAGATCTGCGCGAGCATCGCCTGCGCGTTCGCCTCGGCCACCTGCGCGTCAATCTCGCGGCGCGTGTCCTCGGGCATGCCCAGCATCTTCCAGAAGGCGTCGGTGCCCGCGAAGCCCGGCACGGTGCCCGCTATCTTCACGGCGGCGTCGGCCATGCTCACGATGGAGGGCATGGCGGGGTTGGCGAAGTTGGGCGTGAAGTCGCGCCACTCCTCCCCCAGCTCCGCGAGCGGCACGTCCTGCTCCGCCGCAAGCGCCATCTGCGCGAGCGTGCGCATCGTCTCGCGGCTGTTGTCGTTGAGGTCCTGGCACTCGATGATGAGCGGCTCCGAGGCGGCGTAGATGGCCTCCGCGCTGCTCGGGTTGTCGTGCACGACCCCGAGCTGGCTGATGGGCACGTTCGTCTCGCCGCTGAAGCGGGCCGCGAGGCTGCGCATGTAGTCCACGTACTGCTGCATCGAGGCCTGCTGCATCTGCATGAACTGCGGCATCACGTCGTCGGCGCCGTTGTACCCCACCCCGAGGATGTTGCCGATGTAGGCCTCCCACTTCGTCTTGCCGTCGAAGGCGCTCTCGTCGGCCCCGAGCAGGACCTTCTGCGGCGCCACGGCGAACTGGAAGCTGATGTCCCCGCCGAGGGCGCATCTCACGGCGCTGTCGGTGATGCTCATGACGGCGCGCGTCACGCGGCTCTGGCCGAAGGGCTTGCGCTGCGTGGGTCGGTAGGCGAAGGCGTCCATGAGCGGGCGCCCCATGCGGTGCGGCATCGCCGACCAGCGCCAGCCGCCCCACGGCGTCGCCTCGAGCACGACGTTGGCGTCCTCGGAGTAGAGGGTGACCGTGGAGATCGCCCCGCCCCAGAAGGTGAGGGCCATGCCGTAGGCGACCCGCCCCTTGGCCTCGTCCCAGCGCGCCGCGGCGTGCTCCGCGTCCCACGCGTCGATGCGGGCGCCGCCGTCGGCCAGCCCGACCGTGGCGAACGCGCACCCGTGGACGCACTCCGCCTCGACCGTCTGGCGGTACTTCACGTGGAGGCGGCTCCGCTGCGCCACGCCGTCGAGGGCGGCCTGCACCTCGTCCGTCGAAGCCGTGAACCCGTCGAAGCGGGAGCGGGTGGCGATGGCCATGACCGCCTTGTTGGGCCATCCAACGACGGTCCTCACGTCGAGCAGCTCGGGCGGCGTCGATATGCCGAAGTCCTTGAGGCGGTTCCTGCCGTCGTAGTAGACGTAGCGCTCCATGTTGCGCGCCAGCTTCGAGCGCCACAGCTCGTAGAGGTCCCGCAGCTCCCACGCCCATCGGTCGGGCATGTCGGCGGGCGGGTCCATCTCGAGCGGGAGGTCCACCCACGGGGCCGAGACCCACGTGTCGGGCTGCGGCAGGTCGTTCACCTTGCGCCCGCCACGACCGTCGGGATAGGTCGCGGGGTTCTGCTCAACCATCACCACACCACCGCCTTTCTCTGCGGGTTGCGTCTCGTCGTCATGGCGCCCCAGTAGGCGAGCGCGGCGGCCTCCACGAGGGTCGCGTCGGCCTCGTCGGTGGACTGGAAGCCCCAGCCCCCGCCCGTCCCGAGCGGGCGCCTGCGGGAGCGGGTCGCGGAGGCGTCGAGCGCCTCCTGCCCGAAGTGCGTGACCGCGCCCTCCCTGACCGCGTTGCAGAGGGAGGAGCAGGCCGCCGCGACGTCGGACGTGCGGGGCCGCAGCAGCATGCCCTTGGGGAGGCGCTCCGCCCTCAGGCGCTCGGTGAGGGTCTGCGCGTTGCTGGGGCCGTCGATGACGATAAGGGCCGCCTCGTCGGAGACGCCCGCGAGCGTCTCCACGAACCAGCCGATGCCGTGCCCGAGGCCGCGCGAGTCCACCACGTACACGAAGGGCTTCCCGTCGCCCCTGTGGCAGGCCGCGAGCGTGCCCACGGCGCCGTCGGGGCTGAACTTCACGGCGTAGCAGACGATGCCGCCGCGCTGCGGGGAGTCGGTCCTGCATGCGTCCCAGTCGGCCTTGAGGATGGGGGCCGAGGTCGCTATGGACTCGGGCCACCAGCCCAGGTGCTCCCGCGCGAAGGTGTCCGCGTTCATGGTGCGGGCGTCCTTCATGAGGGCGGGCTCGAGGAGCTGGTAGCCGAGGCTCGGGTTGTACTCGTACCAGCGGCCCACGTCGAGCGGGTCGCCGACCTCGGGGGCGCCCCACTCGTGGATGCAGCCGCCGACGTAGGGGTTCTCGTGCATGGAGGCCCTGACGGCGGCGAACTTCTCGCCCTTCAGGGCCTTCTCGGGGTTCGGCACGGTGCCCATGAGGATGGTCTGCGGGCTCCCGTGCGGAGCCGCGGAGTTGAGCGGCGAGAGGGCCGCGTCCTGCGCGTCGGTGTAGCTCTGCGCCTCGTCGACCACCACCAGGTCGAAGGTGCCGCCTCGGCCCGCGTCGTCGTTGCCGCCGCGGGTGCGGAACTCGATGCGGGCGCCGTTGGTCAGCTCCAGGACCATCTGGTTTGCGCTCGTGGTGTAGCGCGCCACGAGGCGGTTCAGCTCTGGGAAGCGGGCGTTCGGGTCGTTGCGCTTGGACCCGAACTTGGACCTCAGGCGGTCGAAGGCGAGCTTCGCCGTCTGGTACTCGTGGGCGGTGTGGAGGATCCACTCGCCGCGGATTATGAGGCCCTCCGTCTCCCGAGGGTCGCAGACGCCCGTCTTGCCGTTCTGGCGCGGCACGGGCAGGACGCACAGGCTGTTGAGCAGGCGCCCGTCGTCGTCGAGGGCGAGCCAGTCGTCGAGCAGCAGGCGCTGCCACGGGTGCGGGCTCATGCCGTAGGCGTCGGCGAGGTCGGAGGCCAGCTTCCCCTCGGTGCGCGTATAGCTCCCGCACCAGCTGTAGGTGGGCGTCTGCCTCCCGACCGTCATGCCATCTCCGCCGCGGCGGCGAGGATGCGCGACAGCGGGCTGTCCTCGCTCTTGGCGTCCTCCATGCCGTATGTCTGCAGCAGCTCGGTGAGCTGCGCGAGGCTCTTGCGGTAGTTGGCCATGAGCTGGTTGTAGGCCTCGTAGAGCGGGTGCTTGCGGATGCCGCGCTGGCCGCCCCCGTTGTCGTAGGCCACCACGAGCTGGCTGCGGTTGCCCTCCATGGCCTTGCGCGTCTCGGCCAGCTTCCTGCACTGGAAGACGACGTTCTCCGCCAGCTCGGTGGCGTAGGGCCGTATCTTCTCGGGTATGCCCTGGCACAGGGCCTCGGCCTCGGTCATGGTGGCGGGCCTCCTCTACTCTGCCAGCCTCGCCGTCTGCCCCGTCAGGCGCTCCCAACGGGCGATGATCACGTCGCAGTAGGCGGGGTCCAGCTCCATCAGGTACGCATCGCGGCCCATCTGCTCGCAGGCGATGGCCGCGGTGCCGCTGCCGCCGAACAGGTCGAGGACCGCCTCGCCGCGCCTGCTGCTGTTGCGGATGAGGTGGGCGAAGAGCTTGACGGGCTTCATGGTCGGGTGCTCGGCGCTCGCGAGCGGCTTGTCGAACCGCAGGACCGTCGAGGGCTGGTCGGGCGACAGGATCTCCTCGAGCATCTGGCGCAGCTGCGGCTTGCTCATCTTGTTGAGGCTCTGCACGTCGTCGAAGACCGTAGTCTCCGCGCGGGTCGGGGCGAAGTAGTGCTGCGCGCCGCCCTTCCATCCGTAGAGGGCGACCTCGTGCTGCCACTGGTAGTCGCTGCGGCCCAGGGTGAAGTGGTTCTTCACCCACGTCAGCTCCTGCTTGGGTGGCAGCCCAACCTCGTTCAGGGCGCCGAACACGGCGGGGCCGTGCATGGCCGCGAACCAGACGTACCACGCGGCGCCCGCGCGCATCGCCTGCTTGCCCGCCCTCAGGGAGTCCTCGAGGAAGCGCTGGAAGCTGGCCTCGTCGTCGAAGGCGTCGTTCATGATGGACTTGCGGTCGGGGCGCTGCTTCGCCAGCTCGGGGTCCCAGCCCTTCGAGTCGTTCTGGTGGTAGGCCACGTTGTAGGGCGGGTCCGTGAGGAGCAGGTCGGCCTCGCGCCCTCCCATCAGGCGCGCCACCTGCTCGGGGTCGGTGCTGTCGCCGCACAGGAGCCTGTGCCGCCCGAGGAGCCACAGGTCGCCGTCCTTGCAGCGCGGCGTCGTCTCCTCCTCGAGGGGCACGTCGTCCTCGGTCACCTCGTCGATGCCCTCCAGGACCTCGTCGAGGTCGAAGCCGTAGGCCTCCCACTCGAACTCGGGGAGCGCCGCCAGCTCCGCCTGCAGGGCCTCCATGTCGAAGCCCGATGTGAGCGTCGTCTGGTTGTGAACGTGGGTGTAGGCCCTGCGCTGCGCGTCGGTGAGGTGGTCCAGCGAGATCGTGGGGACCTCCTCCATCCCGAGGAGCTGCGCCGCGAGCACGCGCCCGTGGCCCTCCACGATGACGGGGGTTCCGTCCCCGTCGTGCCACACGCCCACGGGGTCGTCGAAGCCGAAGTCCCTGATGCTCTGCGCTATCTGCTCGACCTGCTCGTCGGTGTGAATCTTCGCGTTTCCCGCGTAGGGCGCGAGGTCGGCGACGGGGGTCATAGAGAGCGATAGCTGCGGCATCTGTCCTCCTGAAAGGCATGGGATTCTATCGAACGCGGTCCATGGGCTGGAATACCACCCGGTCGGAACGCGCGTTTTGGTGTGTAAGCCCTGCGACCTCCGAGGGG